CATCTTAAATTTCCTTAGTCAGCTGTACTTTTGATTGTGAGTTAGCTAACATAACCACAGACATAAAGCTGACTAAGGAAATTTAAGATGAACTCATTAACCAACCACTGTCATGTAACCGCCCAAATTAACGCACACACAGACGACTATACCCCACCTGTTGAAGGTGTGTTTGATGAGTGCTCACCGCTAGCTGACATATACGAAGCCTTGATGTTTAAGCGTGAAGTCACTTTCCAAGCAGCTTGGCACTATGAGCCAACGACTTATACAGCCTTTGACATTCTACTAGACCGCATTACAGAAAACGCTGACACAACAGACCTAGCCGCAAGCATATTTGCCGCAGCCTTGTTTAACGAGAACAAAGGTCAGATAGCAACAGACCTTGCTCAAGACAGCGACTTT